CCCAAAGGGCCAACCTGTGTTTCCTTATGTAAATCAATGACTTACGGATACATATGTATACCTCCTCTTTTCCCTAATTTCACCTTTTTTGTATACCAGTGGGTACTGTAACAATCTTGCGATAACCCACGGCCCCCCGCCCCCTAAAGTTATCCACAGGTTATACATGAGTTATCCACAGTATCCACAGGGGCTGTGCATAAGTTATACACAGGTAGTACACAAGTTATCCACAGGGCCACAAGTTGGCATGGGTATTGCATGGGTGACCAAGGGCCGCCATTGGGTCGAGCTTATGTTTGACAGGTGAAGTGTGAGTGTGCTTGTGGATACCTACAGCCACATATTGGCACGACTATTGCATGACACAAGCGTACACAAGTTGGCATAGATATTGCTACGCGTACACGCGCGCATATATAAAGGTAAAACATGGCCCCAGATGTCATGCGCTAGATGCATATAGTTTTGATAGGTCATGCATAATGAGCATTGTACTCTGGCTGTCAATTTGTTAAGGTGTGCATTCATTCATTTATATAGGTATATACATATGGCTAATACATATACGACAATTAAACAAGCTAAGGCGCTCGCGGCTGAACTGGTACTAGGTACAGCGATTAAAACTGCAGTCACTGACGTTGTGAGCGAGTTATACAGCGAACATATCGCCACTGGTAAAGGCGCGGAAAAAGTACTGGTTACACTGTGGGAAGGTTGCGCGGTTGATAAGGCATCGCTTGCAGTGATTCGTTCAATCTTTAATAGAGTCACTAAGCGTATACATAAAGAGTTGAACATAGACAAACGCGCTATGGTGGTCAAGGATAGCAAGCTAGTCGAAGCACAGTTACGCGGTGCTAGTAAAGGCACTGGCAACGGTGGCGGTGATGGTGAAGGCGATAGCGCTGCAGAATCTACAGGTGCAAGTGTAATAGCGCCTAATGGCAAAGCTTTATCACCCGTTGAAGCACTAGCGGAAGCAGTCTTTCAGGTGTCGGCATACGCTGAGGAACTCGCTAGAATAGAACAAGATGGCGAACTGTCACAATCAATTATAGACGTAGACATTGCTCTATGTCAGATCAGGGAAAAACTATTGGAGGCACTAGAACCACTAGACAAAGCGGCATGATAGCTGTATCCTAGATGCCGTTAAACACTAGCGGCATTTATGGGTAAAGTTATAACAAGTTACAATTATTGGAGTATTACAGCATGATTAAACTATCAAAAGCAGGAAAGATGCCTTGTCGATCTTGGAGTCTACAGGCACTGGATACATGTCCTGCATCAAAAGATTCTAACGGTGATCTAGTCCCCGCGTGTAAAGGATGCTATGCAACAAGCGGGAACTATAGGTTCCCTAATGTTAAAGCACCAAGGGAGCATAACAAGGAAGATTGGAAGCGTGATTCATGGGTTGCTGATATGGTCGCAGAGTTAGATAACGATAGGTATTTTCGTTGGTTTGATTCGGGTGATATGTACAGCATCAAACTAGCGCAAAAGATGCTTGAAGTCATGCGTTTGACTCCGTGGTGTAATCACTGGCTACCAACTAGAATGCACAAGTTTAGCAAGTTTGCCCAAGTTATCGCAGACATGGAAGCATTGCCTAACGTGGTTGTTAGGTTGTCCAGTGATGGCGTGTTAGGTGAAGTTATTCCGAATGTGGCAAACAGTAGCACTATATTGCCCACAATCAGCCACAGTTTAAAAGGCGTTACAGTTTGTGAGGCCAGTACGCGCGAAGGTAAATGCGGATCATGCCGCGCTTGTTGGAAAAAGGATGTTTCAGTAATCGGATACCCTGCGCATGGTGTATCAATGAAAAAACAAATCAATAATTTAATAGCTATTGGAGGCTAATACAATGAAAAAAGCATTTGAACATTTTAGTGATGAATATATGTACCTTGATTGGTTTAATAATTTTCTGACTGTGGCTAGATTCGCAGAGTATTATGAGATGAGTGAGGAACAGGCACATGATCTAATCAAACGGATGCGAATGGAGTAAACACCACAAAGCCTTTAATTTACTCTCTAAGGCTTTCTAGTGTTTATTAGTAGGGTAGCATAGCCTAACCCATTAAATAGGCTTAGAATGGATTATATGAGGTTTTAAGGTATGTTTGCATATGTAATAGGCGTTGTATTGGGTTTAATTCTACTGTATGCTCTATATATCAGTGAATTAATTATTGATGCTGAGAAAGATACAAAAAATAAGGAATTCGATGATGAGTAATAGCAGAGAACCCGAAAGTGATTTTTGGTCATGGTTAGGCGTGATAGTTTTGTTGGGAGTCTATATAATGGCTAGCACGTTGGAATTTTTTAGCTTAATTCCTTAATTTATAACTTGTTACAACTAGAGGTGGTTTATGGTACGTTTTATGGAAAACAAAAAGGAACTGCGCGGATTGATTAAGCAGTTAAAGGATGGAGGCTTTACGGTAACCAATAGCGATGGGTGGTATAAGGCGTTGGATGATGATGATACGGAAGTCATGGTAGCAATGCCCCACAGTAACGGGTCGTATATGCTTAATTTAAACAATGATTATTTTGACGAAGCAGGGAGACACTAAGATGCAGATTGACGGATTGACGCAAAAAGAGATAGTGAGGGCACAGTTTGATGCTCTCGCTCGTTTAGGGGATGAGAGAACCTATGCTCAAGGCTTGCTATATGATAAGGTTAGGCGCGAACACTTAGCCAATGTACACATGGAGGGCTTAGAGAGTGTCTATGCTTGCAGACCTTTCACAGAGCATTCAAAGCAGGTTATGCGAAATAAAGCAGTCTCATTTATGGCTAATGTTTACGGGGTGGAGTTATGAACTGGCGAATTGGTAAAAATACGCTGTCGATAGAACCACGCAACGGTACTGGTATTGATATAGAGTTCGTGGATTCTAGGGCAGTATGGACGGTTAGTGACAATGACCCTGATTCTTTACAGGCTATGCCCTTTAGTGGTACAATAATACTGTTACCGTTACTGGTAATATCCTTTGGTTATGTCTATAAGACGGAGGAACTTGACAATGAGTAAAATAAAGGAACGCTTGATAGGGTACGAAGGGGGCGATGATAACGACATCAGACCTATTACCCGATTGATTGATGAGATGGTTGAGTATGAGATGTTAGCCATGACATTACAGGAGGCGCACCAACGCGCAGAGGATAGCGTTAGGGCTTACTATAACACCCTGACAGCTAAAGAGTTTTTAGACCAACACAAGAGGGCTTTTAGCCATGAGTAGATGCAAAGCGTGTGACGTTATAATGAATGATTTCGAGATGAGAAGGATTGATAGAGCGACAGGGGACTACTCAGAGTTGTGCAGTAACTGCCTGTCAGCATCCAATGAGGCAACGATGGACAGCCCTATGCAGATCATTCTTGATGATCTTGTAAATCCCTTTGAATTCCTAGCGGACATGGAGGAGCAGTAATGGAAATTAAATTATGTCAATATGAAGTATTAGAGGCGATAGAGGAATACGTCAAAAAGAAATATGGTTTTGATCTAGATTGTTATAATCAGCTAGAAGAGTATCCAACAATATCACATCTTAAGCGTATTTATGCCCCAAAGAAGCACAAAAATGGTAAGGTAATGAAGCATCCAGACTACGGATATGTGCTTAGTGAAGTTGTGAAGACTGAACAAAAGTATATTTCCTTTGGTGAAGATTGTGATTTTAGTTTTTACATAACAGGAGAGTAGTATTTATTTAATGAATAATGGGTATAACTTTGAATGATTGAGGTTATGCCCTAATTCATGGTATACTATACTTATGTATTAAAGGAAAATATTTAATATATAATTATAGTATTAACCAAACGATCCTTAAGTTATACATAAGGGTCATCCACTAAGCTAGAAAAAAAGAGGTAGTAACTATGGCAGTATTAGAAGGTTTGTTAGCGTTTGAAAATCTTGATGAGCACGAAACGTATCAAGGTCAATCAACAGGTAAATTCTCTGTTGTGTTATCGTTAGATGATGATACAGCAGGAGACCTGTCAGCTAAGGGTGTTAAGATGCGAGAGTATGAAGGTGTCAAACAGCGCAAGTTCAGCACTAAGTACGATGTGCCTGTCTTGGACGCTGAGGGTTCACCCTTTAAAGGTCGCATAGGTCGAGGGTCTAAGGTGCGAGTGTTGTACGCTGAGGGTCAGGAACATCCTGTACATGGTGTCTCAACCTACCTTAATAAGATCAAGGTCTTAGAGGTAGCGGAAGATACTAGTGGAGGGGAGTTTTAGTAGTGTCGTCTACCTTTGTTAAACATGAGCCATGCCCTGCGTGTGGCTCTAAGAACAACCTAGCAAGGTACTCCGATGGTCACGCCGTTTGTTTTACAGGCGGTTGTGACCACTACGAGAGAGGTACGGGTCAGGTTGTAAACGCAACACCAAGTATAACGAGGCGATTAGAGATGACAGGAGTAGTAGCGGCAATCCCTGACAGGCGTATCAGCCAAGCCATAGCACAAAAGTATGGCGTAACGGTTGAGTACAATGCTCAGGGGCAAATTGTCAAACATCATTATCCATACCACGATAAGGACTCAGGTACGCCTACGGGCACTAAGGTTCGCATTGTGGACAACAAGAGTTTTTATGCAACAGGGGAGTTCGGCAATGTTGGGTTGTTCGGTCAACAAGCTTTCAAAGGTGGCGGTAAGTACATTACGATCACAGAGGGCGAGGCAGACGCACTTGCCGTTCACGAAATGTTCGACGGGAAATGGCCCGTTGTCTCCATTAGAAGTGGCGCAAGCGGAGCATCAAAGGACATTAAAGAAAACCTTGAGTGGTTAGAATCCTTTGAGAACGTAGTCATTTGTTTTGACAATGACAAGGCAGGACAGGAGGCATCCAAAGCTGTACTTGATTTATTCACCCCCAACAAGGCCAAGAATGTCACCTTGCCTATGAAGGATGCAGGGGATATGCTCAAGGCTAACAAGGTCACTGGTTTTGTTAGGGAGTGGTGGAACGCTAAGACATATCAACCCGACGGCATTGTGTCAGGCAGTGACACTTGGGACATGATCATGGAACAGGCTGATGTTAAGTCCATCCTGTATCCTTGGAATTGTCTCAATGAGATGACCTACGGTTTCCGCAGAAAGGAACTAGTCACCATTACGTCAGGCTCCGGCATGGGTAAGTCTCAGATTGTCAGAGAACTTGAGCATTATCTTTTGGGTGCTACGGACGACAACATTGGCGTTCTAGCATTAGAGGAGGACATACCTAAGACGGCGTTAGGCATCATGTCCATAGAGGCCAACAAGCAGTTGCACCTAGACAAGACTATCAGCAAGGAAGAGAAGAAGGGCTACTGGGACAGGACGCTAGGCACAGGACGTATCTTTCTGTTTGATCACTGGGGTTCGACTAGCGAGGACAATCTGTTAGGCCGCATACGTTACATGGCTAAGGGCTTGGACTGCAAGTGGATCATCCTTGACCACCTGAGTATCGTGGTCAGTGATCAGGACAACGGTGACGAGCGTAAGGCTATTGATAGTATTATGACTAACCTTAGAAAGCTAGTACAGGAGACAGGTGTAGGTCTATTCCTAGTATCACACCTGCGTAGACCTAGCGGATCAAAGGCACATGAAGACGGCGGTAGAATAAGCTTGGGAGAACTCAGAGGTTCAGCGGCAATCGCGCAACTTAGCGACATTGTTATTGGACTTGAACGAGATCAACAACACGCTGACCCTGAGACACGGAACACTACAACAGTTCGTGTACTCAAGAACAGATTTGTTGGACTCACTGGCCCTGCTTGTTACCTTTATTATGACAAGGACTCAGGAAGGATGGTGGAGACAAGCTGTCCAATGGGCGATGAATCGGAGTTTTAATGAAACAGTTTGTACTTGACATTGAAGCCAATGGGCTTGACCCTGATACCGTGTGGTGTATTGTTGTGCGACAGATAGGACACGATGATTCCTTAACTTGGTCAGGAGATAGACTACCTGAATTTATAACTTGGTTACAACTACAGGACGAGTGCGAACTAATTGGTCACAACCTTATAGGGTATGACATACCTGTACTGGAGAAACTACTAGCGGTAGACTTTAGCAAGTGTAAAATAACTGACACACTGGTAATGTCCCGATTAGCTAATCCATCAAGAGAGGGCGGTCATTCCTTAGATAACTGGGGTACTATACTTAATTGCCCTAAAGGAGATCATAATGTTTGGGATGTTTTTTCGTATGATATGTTGGAGTATTGTATACAGGATGTTAAAGTTAATACGTTGGTGTACCAGAGATTACTTCTTGAACTTAAGGATTTTAAGCCTGAAAGTGTTGATCTTGAGCATCAAGTACAGGGTGTTATTTCAAAGCAAATTAAAACAGGTTGGCTTTTAGACCAAGAGAAAGCTTATCATTTACTGGCTACACTAAAGGAGAAGAAGAATGACCTTGAAGACGAAGTGCATCAGGTTTTCACACCGTTACCGACATTTGTCAAACAGATTACACCCAAGATTAAGAAGGACGGTACGCTCTCTGTTGTTGGGCTTAAGTTCCTTGGTGAGCAATGGCAAACAGCAGTAGCACCTTTTAGCCGCATAGATTTTCCTGTGTTTAATCTAGGGTCACGACAGCAGATAGGTAGACACCTACAGTAT